TTCAGGCATGTTTTCTAATATAGGAGCTTCAGCTACTGGGCAAGATACAACACGTATGGTTGTCAAGTCTATGATTCATAAGATAACAATAACTAATCAGTCTAATGCTAATGCAGTCATAACATTATACAATGTAGGATGGCGTCAAGATACTTATAACGGTGATTTTGCATCACCATTGCTCGCCTGGCAGACTGGTATTGCTAGAGAGGAGGAATCAGGTGATTCTCCCAGTGAGCTAAATGTTGGTAGTACTCCGTTTGAAAGCTCTGATTTCTGTCGCGTGTATAAAGTCCTAAAGGTAACCAAACTCTATCTCGATCCTGGTAAGAGCCACGTCCATACTAGCCGTCATATGTGCAATAAGATGCTTAACAATGGAATGACGGATGGTACAACCTCACAAATAGTCGGATTCAATCGCTTTACCCAAGGTGTAATGACAGTCTGTCAAGGAATGCCTATTAATGACGGAACTACAGATACACTGATTGCCTATGGCTCAGGTGCGGTTGACGTTATTGAGGAACGTAAATATGAACAAGCTTATCCCCAGTATGGACTTAAAAGATACTATTATGATAACAATCAGGGTGCTATTACCACTGAAAAGATCATGAATGATGAAACTAATTCAGGAACTACTTATGCTGAAGTTTAAAATTTATTTGAATAAATCTTTCTTATGCGTCTATTAACGGCCTCGTCGTCGCTGAATATCTCTTGGTTGGCAGTGAAGATCTTCTGTATTCCTGCGGGCACTGACACTGTACCATAGCGGACATGTATTTGTCTTGGCTCATATCTGTCTGTGATAGCGATTTGGGCTTCTCTAGGAACATGCAAGTAGGACATATCGTCAAAGATGATGGACTTGTGAGATCTATGTAGGTTCTTAATTCCGTCTGAGTGGGTAACGAACAAAGCTGGCTTGACTGCGAGGCGCTTGGCGATAGTAGTCTTCCCGCATCCACTTGGTCCAATGATAACGATTGACTTGTTGTCATATTCAGGTCCGCTAATATCTAAGCCATTTAAACCAGAACATACCTCAGCCTCAGGATCTTCTTCATACTCTTCATCGATAGTAAACATGCTCCCAACCGAACGCCAAGCCTGCATTGCGTAGGCAAATTGTATACCCTTTTTTCTGCAGTACTCGAAATACAGTCGGCTAGTCATTCCTTCGGCTAGTACATACAAGTCATCCTCGTCTTCATCAACAGGATCTTCGTTGTATTCTTCATAATCACCGGCTTTTTTCACATAGTTCTTAGTAGCAGGCCAATTCTTAGGTACTTGAATATTTGGATGGTAACCTTGAACGTCAAACATGGCTTGAGATCTGCAGTTCACTTTCTTTTGAAATTCAAACACACAGTGTAAGTGAGTATTTCCGTCTTCATGTAATTCAGTAGATATCATCGCATACTTACACGGATACTTGGCATGTATCGCACCATAGACAACTTCCTTGGACAGTGGGCATTGAGCATAGGTAAGGAAGGTCTTTCTTGCATTAAATCTCCATTTTGATTCTTTCATCTAGGGTGAAAATTCCTTCGGCCTTGCTCTATTTATAGTCGAGGGTCAAAAATTATGGTACACTATATCAGCCGAACATTTTTAAAGGGGGTCATCCGTGAGGATGCCCGAACAGGGGTCCTTTTGGAACCTCAAACTTTTATATATGTGGGGTCTCGGAACCACCCCCCTTATCTTTAATATTACGGGGGGTGGAACCCAGACCCGGAGCCCGGCTTTGCCAGCGGAGGGGCGGTAGCCGTCGGCAGACCCGCCGGAGGCCCCCCGGAGGGCCGTCGGAGACCGGATCGGATCGGAGTTTATAAGAAATTGGTGGCGTATTACGTAACCCCTGTACAATGTCATATGGAAGAAGAAGCAAGAAGAGCGCTTTTCGCTATGGCCGTCGGTCACTAGTACGCAACGCGTGGAACACAGGAAGGTTAATAACCGCAGCTTGGAAGCATCGTGGACGCAAAGGAAGAAGCAGAAGCAAGAGCCGTAGTCGCTCTAGACCAGGACGTCAAGTGCAGGTTGGTACAGGTGGAATTTCCGCATCATATGCTAAAACTCATAAGAAGTTATATCCCTCTACACGCGCTATTCTCAAGACAGCACAGCTTAGTGTATACAAGATAGTAGATACGGCACGTATTGAATGGGATGCAGGTTCACAAGTCGTTAACTCGTTCTTTATTGGCAGTGTGGGCGATGTTTCAGGCATGTTTTCTAATATAGGAGCTTCAGCTACTGGGCAAGATACAACACGTATGGTTGTCAAGTCTATGATTCATAAGATAACAATAACTAATCA